TTAGTAGCATTAATATTTATGGATGGATTCTTTGGTGTAATAGCAGGGATCAAAAGAGAAGGTTTTAGAACTTATAAAGCAATTAAAGTACTTCAAAGAGTATTCTCTTGGATAGTTATTCTTACTGTAATACTAATGATTGAAAGAGGTTTTGCAGGAACAGGATGGTTATCTGAAACAATAGTAGTTCCATTTATGGTATTTGAATTAATTTCTGCTCTTAAAAATGCATCAATGTCTGGGTTTATAAAGAATGACCAGCTTAATAAAATTTTAGATCTTATAGATAAACACAAAGGAGAAAGATAATGGCAAAAGTAAAAACTTCCAACACAGCAACTTTTAAAGAAAAAGTAAAAGTAAGCCGCCCAGGTGTACATGCTAAAACCAAAACTAGTGGTTTAAAGCAAAGTAAAAATTATAAAAAAACCTATAGAGGTCAAGGTAGATGAGTCTAGTATTAAAATTACACTGGCCTCATAATAGACTTGCTTTGGGTTGGGATATTTATTATCCTGATGAAGAGCACGATACTAATATGATAGTATTATACTTGCTTATAGCTACTCTTGAGTTTGAGTTTTAATGGCTTATAACTATAGTGATATAATAAGAACTGTAAGAGAACTCAGAAGAGAGATTCAGATATTTACTATACAGGCTATCCAGATTATTAACTGGAAACATATAGTACATTATCTTAAAACACTTGAAGGACAATTAGAGCAATTAGATAATGATATTTCTAATACTATTCCTAGTCCTGGTTTATATGCTCAAACAGCTAGTTCAATTGCTATTGTAAATACAACAGTTGAGTCTAATTTAGTTAACGGTGGTGTAGGTACAATGACTGTACCACCAAATGGTTTTAAAGTAGGAGATAGTTTTATTGCTTATTTTTCAGGAGTTCTTAGTTCTCTTAATAATAACACAATAAGAATAAAAGTTAAGTCCGGTTCTGTTATTTTAGCAGACACTGGATTAATTACATTACCCACAGTTACATCAAAAGATTGGGAATTACATATTAATTTTACTATAAGACAAATTGGTCCCGCAGGAACTGCAGTAATTAAAACAGCAGGTAGATTTTTTTATAATAAAGATTCCAATAATAATCCTGAAAATGTAGCGTTTAGAAATCTTAACAATACTACATTTGATACAACAATTTCAAATACATTATCTGTAACTGCTCAATGGACAACAGCATCACCATCTAATTCTATTGGTACAGATATCTTTAATCTCTATAAAATATATTAAAGTTTAAGAAACTTACTAAACTTGTCTTGCCATTGCATAGCAATGTTATCCCAGTTAAATTCTTTTATCTTTTCAGTATAGTTATTCTTTACTGAGTTATTTAGAGTATCTTGATATACTTTATACATTTGATCACATACAGCATTAGGATCTAATACAGCTCTTATGTTTTCTGCATCACTAATCTGTATGTGGTCATATAATTCATTCACTATATATACAAGCTCACCGTTATTTGTTATTTCAGTAAGAGATGTATGATTACCACATATAATTGGTAATTCTACACACATAGCTTCTGTAACTGTTAAACCCCAACCTTCAGCGGTTGTTGTAGTAACAAAACAATCAAGAGTGTTATATAGTTCATTTAGTTCATATTTAGTGTACTTGCTTTTCTTAAGTTTACTTGGTATAGGAAATAAAACATCTTTGTTATATTCAAATCCAAGTCTTTCACAAGCAACATGTAGTCTGATTCCATCTTTATGATCTGGATCAGTGTGTAAATAAAGTACAGTATTTACATCAGGGTATCTTTGTTTAAAGTAACTGAAAGCAATAAGAAGAGTTCCAAAGTCTTTTCTTGGACTGTTAGTATTGAAGCTACCGAAAATAAATGCATCTTCAGGTAGATTATATTTCTTTCTAAGTTCATTTTTATTGTTTAATGGTTTAAATGTGCTTGTATCTGTACCATGTCCTATAATATCAAACATGATATTCTTTCCTTTACCTCTATTTGCTTTATCATAAGCTTTAATGCATTGATCTTTTGCATATTCTGTATAAGTTACAATATTATTAAAAAGATCTAAATGTCTAAAGTATCTATGATAAGGAATGCTATCTATAGGAGTATAGAATATACTGATAAGATTTTTGTTTTTAAATAGATTACTATTTGTTTGAATCTGTTTTATATGTTCAGACATTGGTCCAACAACAGGGACATCATTCATTACCCAATATAAATCATATTCATTATGTCTTAAGAGTTTTAATATAGCATCTCTATAATAATAATCATCCATGTTATCTGCAAAAGCACCTGGATTTATAATCATTATATTATCATGGAATCTTCTATGAGATTTATCTCCATAGTTAAGAGCGGCTACATCTAGTTGAATATTATTTTCAACTAACCAAGGTATTAATCTTTCTATTACATTATGTGCAACAGTAGCAAAACCAGTGTGACTGTCAAAATCCATGTAAGCCAAAATCTTCTTTTTTGGTCGTATTTTGTCATTGAATTTAATACTATGTTGGTAATTGTAAAAACTATAAGGAGTAAATATGATTTTACATTTTTCATTTTCATATAATTCTTCTGCAAGTATACCGTCTGCGGTATAGTGCTCTTCTTTCCAACTATAATTTTTAAGGGTAGTAGATCTGACTGCAAACATTGCAGTATCTACATTACCAACTTTAATTACATTAGGAATTAATCTAACACTTTGATCAGGATTAATTTGACCAAAGAATAATACATCTTCTTCTATAAGATCAAACAAGGGTAAGATATCACAGAAGTTAGGATGCATTGTATTATCATCATCTAAAAAATAAATCCATGTCTTTCTATCAGGCTGTACTAATTCTATACCTTGGTTTCTATAACTATTACCATAGTATGATTTATCAGTTTTACCTTTTACAGTATTTACTGTAAGATTAGGATATTTATTTGATTTAATATTCCATTCTTCTATTTCATTTTCAAGATCATGCTGATAAATAATATTCCATACTATTTCAGTATAGTACGCTAACTTACCTAAATCATCATTAATAGTATTTAGATATTCTGCTTTTCTAGAAAATGGAGTTATTATTGCTAGTTTCATAATATTTTTAACCAAGAGCTATCTTTAAAAACAAAATTGGGTTTACCTAAAAGTTCATCTACTGCTTTCATTACACCAGGCCAGTCATTGCTATAATCATGTCCTGCTAAAGCATAAGCAACTTTTGGGTAACAATTAATTATATCTTGTCTAACTGCTTCATAAGTATGCATACCGTCTATATAAATGATATCAAACTTATGTTGTAATTGAGGAATCACATCTTCACTTTTACCTTTTACTTTTACTACATTAGGATAGAAACTCATTCTTTTATCAAAAGCTTTTTCTACTTCACTAAAAGGAGCATGGTGACATGCGGCATCATTAGGATCATAATCATCCATCCAAGGATCTACAGCAAATACAGATCTAAATCTGTTTGCAAATATTTCAGTGCTCTCACCAACATAACTACCTATTTCACAAATAGTCATTTCATAGGTTGGTTTATTTACACTATAAGAAAAAGCATTACATAAATCAATAAGACCTTGTACAAGATCTTGTGATCCTCTCATTGGATAAAAGTTATTTTCCATAAGGTGTTATATATGTTTCATGTTGTGGATAGCCACCCCATTTTATTTTAAATAGTTCTTTATTTTTATCAAAGTTTTGATTTAAGTTTTTATCTCTAGCAATAGTTTGACTATTTCTAAATAACTCAGGATTAAAAAATTCATCATTAATTCTATTTAAGCCCGCTAATCTCATTCTATAACAATAGTCATTATCTTCAAAATAGGCCGGGAAAAACTGTTCATCAAATCCACCAACAGTTTCAAATGTAGATTTAGGTAATATAAAATTACACCAGGTACCAGTACCAACATAAAAATCTGTTGGGTTATTAAGTACGTATTCCTGTACTTGTTCTTGTACTTTATACCACTCTACATCATCATTACAAAGTGCTACATGAGTGTAACCAAGTTTAAAACATGTACTAGCTAAATTATTCCAAGAACCTGATACACCAAGATTACTTTGGGATCTCATTACTTTTACTTTAGGGTGAATTGTAATTGATTGATTACCATTATCTTGGATGTATATTCTATCCCAATTATTTACATATTTTTCTAATGCATTATTGAGTAAGTCTGCTCTGTTAATTGTTGGAATACATAACGCAATTTTTACACTCATGCTTACAAAGTTATAAAATAATATTTAACTTTGTTGCATGATATTATCAGATTCAGAAATCGTATTAAATCTTAACAAAGGTAACATTGTAATTAAGCCATTTAACGCTAAGTATTTAAATCCTAATACTGTAGATCTTACATTAAATAAATTATGTAAGAGATACATAGGGGATATACTTGACTGTAAAGCAGAAAATCCTGTAGAAGAATTTGATATTCCTGAAGAGGGTTATGTATTACAACCAGGAGAACTTTATTTATACTCTTGTAATGAGCGTATTGGCGTAAAAAATAATATCTGCGCTACAGTTATGGGTAAATCTAGTTTAGGTAGACTTGGTTTAGATATCCATGTTTGTGCAGGCTTTGTAGATACAGGATTTGAAGGTTCATTAGTTCTTGAAATGAGAGTAATTAAACCATTAAAGATTTATCCTAATATGAAGATATGTCAAATTAAGTTTGAATATGTAGAAGGAGAGATAATGGAGAGTTATGATAAGAAGTCAACTAGCAAATACCACAATCAGTCTGGAGTAGTTGAAAGTAAAATGCATAAAAATTTCTAATTTTTTACTATCTTGTAAATAGGAGATCAATCTAATGAGTACTAATCCTGAAGAAGTCTTTAAGGCTAAAAGAAAACCAAAAAATCCTATTACATTTAAAATTCAATTAAATGATGAACAAAAAGAAGCTAAAGCAATTATTCTTGACAACCCTATCACTGTTCTTACAGGGCAGGCCGGTAGTGGGAAGACATTATTATCCTGTCAAATAGCTTTAGATCAATTATTTTCTAGAGAAGTAGATAAGGTAATTATTACTAGACCTACTGTTACACAAGAAGATATTGGATTTCTTCCTGGAGATATTAAAGAAAAAATGGATCCTTGGTTACAACCAATCTATCAGAACTTTTATAGTCTTTATGGTAAAGAGAAGATTGATAAAGAACTTGAAGAAGGTAATATTCAAATTCTTCCAATGAGTTATATAAGAGGTATTACGTTTGTAAACTCTTTTATCATTGCTGATGAAGTTCAGAACTTAACTCATTCTCAAATGGAAAGTTTATTAGGAAGACTAGGTAGAGATTCTAAAATGATACTTTGCGGTGATTTTGTTCAAGTAGATCTTCCTAAATCAAAAGAATCAGGTTTAAAATTTCTTAGTACTTTAGAAGTTAAAGGATTAGCACATATCAATTTAGAAAAAAATCATAGACACGAAATAGTTTTTGATATATTAAAAAAATATGATGAACACAGAAAAAAATAATATTGGTTTTGTTTATAAATGGATAAATATAAAAAATAATAAATGGTATATAGGATCTCATTTTGGAGATATTAATGATGGATATACGGCTAGTGGAAATGCCATTAAAAAAGCATTTAAAAAATACGGTTTAAAATTTTTTATAAGAGAAATCATATATGTAGGTTCTGATTATAAAGAACAAGAACATTTGATATTAACTCAAACAAATGCGGCTAATGATCCTTTAAGTTATAATCTAAAAAATACTTCAATTGGAGGTGACGTTTGGGTTGGAAGAAAAGATACTGATGAGTATAAAGAATATTTAAAAAAAATATCTCAGCCAGGTGAAAAAAATGGAATGTATGGAAAAACACATACAGAAGAAGTAAAAGAAAAATTAAGAAAAAAAGCTACTGGTAAAAAAGCTTGGAATAAAGGTTTAAAAAATTATTTGTCAAAAGAACATGCTTTAGCTTTTAGTAGAAAAGATTTTAAACATTCTGAAAAAACTAAAGAAAAAATGTCAGAAAGAAGAAAAGGTTCTCAAAATGCAAATGCTAAAAAGGTCATTATTAATGGTATTACTTATGAAAGTCTTAAAGAAGCTTCAATAGCAACAGGACTCTCTTATTATAAAATTAATAAATTAAGATATTGCACAAATAGATCTTAAGAATAAAAAGGTTTCAGGTTTATCTTTTTTGAGAAGAGTAGAAGAATCTGTACCTGGTTTTAGAATTGTTACTTTAAATCAGAATCATAGACATGAAATTGTACAACCTATTTTAGATGTGTACAAAATCTATGCAGATTAAAAGTTCTCTGTTTCTATAGTAAAAGGTACTACCCATCTTTCACAGTTTTGTGGTAATCTGTTTAGATGTCTATAGTTGTTTATGTATCCTATCATGTTTGCACTTCCTATTGCGTTTGCTGAGTGAACTAACACTTTACATGCTGGTTTACCGTCTAGCCATTGTTCTACTAACCACTTTGTGCAATCCATTCCTGTTTTTTCAGTTATGTTGTTATAGTCTAGAGTGTAGTTTTTTGCCACGTTGTTATGCCATTCGTTCATAGCACTATCTCCTAAGTCATGATCTAGAGAAATTAACTCTATGTTTTCTAATCCTAGCTCTTCAATCTTGTTTACAAACTCATCATAGTTTCTTACTACTATCCAGTTTGGTGTTTCGTGTGTTGATGTATTGATTGGTGTTCTTACATCATCTAAGTATATGCTATATTTCATTATTCTTTGTTTAAATCATAATAGTAACTATCTGTATCTTCTGATACCCATCTATCACTTTGGTTTTCTACACTAGGAAGTTCTATATCTACTTTTATTGTTTTAGGATCTACAGGAAAGCTTTTTGTTACCCAATTAGAGTCTTTCCAATATATTCTGTTGTTTGGCATACATAGTAAGTAACCATCATCAGCTACTAAAACATGTCCTGCTTTATAGTCACTAGGCTCATTACTATAAGGATTGTTATACCAATCTACAGTAAATAAATAACTGGCCCAGACTAATGTCTTATCTTTAAGTAATACTTGACATCTATGTCCTCCAAGAAAACCATATTCAATAACAGATACATTCTCACTAAAACAATCCCAAAGTTGTTTAAAATGAAAGGGTATATCTGTAGTAGGTTCTTTGAAGTAAATTTCATTAAGTGGTACTCTTGATCTTAACATACCATAATCAGTCATCACATGAAAGGTTAATATCTTTCCTGCTATACTCTGAATAGCAAATACATATACGTTATCATATTCAGTATCTGATTCATCTCTTGTAAAATAAGATCTTTTTACTAGAGCTTTAAAGTATGGTATATTTTCGTTGAGCATATTCTAAAAAAAGTAATGGGGCTAGTTACCTAACCCCATCAACCTAAACATATGAAAACTAAACAATGAAGAGAATGAGCAAATATAATAAAAATAATTATAACAAACCACTTTTTTCATACCAAATATACTCTTCATTTTTTATATCTTTTCTATTCAAATCTATAACTTTTCTTTTTAAACTAAAATACGTATCTAATAGTTCTATAAAACCACTTTTCAGTGCTTTATATTTTTTTTCTTGTTCAGTTCTGTAAGATTCAAATTGTAAATTAAGATTCTGAACAGTATCTGCATTGTTGTAAATAAATTCATGCTGACTAGCAATTTCTTTTTCAAGTTTACTTAAATCGTTCTTAAGGCTTGCAATTAATGTTTGATCATCCATAATAGTATATACAGACAGTATATTAAAAAAGTATATACTGTCTGTAGCTAATTAATTCAGGGTCTATGTTTTTTATTTCTCTTTCAGCTGCGTTTATATAGTAATCATAATTGATATCTATATCTTTAGGTTTCTCACCAGAATATTGATTCAGAGTTTTTTGTAGCCATCTTCCGGATTCTACTTGTATAATTCTACCATCTCTATTCTCTTTGGTAATTTTACAACCTTTGTTTGATATATAATACCTAATAATTTTTGAAAGTGGTGTCTTATGTATTTGTCCTTGTATAAGACAGGTTTCATAAAACTTCCAGTCACCTTTAGCTTTTACACCACCACAAAAATCAAATATATTATCATGATTTTCTATAAACTTTTTTACATCTACGCCACGCACAAAGAACTCATATAATGCTTTTCTTATCACTAAGAAAGATTTATTCTTGTGCATTGCAAGATCGGTAAATTCAAATCTACCTTTACATTTAGTAGGTGCATATAAATACTTACCAGATTTATTTATGTATAGATATTCAGGTTTAGCATTTTTAAGTTCAAAATACTTTTCAGGTTCTGTTTCTCTATACGTATTAATACCAATGTAATTATTTACATCACCAATAATCATTTTTTGATACTGATCATGCTCTAACTGTAGTTTAGTTATAACTTCCCATTCTTTACATATTTCTAGATATCTATCTTTCATATGTATAGGAATCATCATTTCTAAACCATCAGTGTTTTGCATGATAGGAATAGATCCTGGAATACCTTCA